TTCATAATCCGACCCAAAGCGCAAGTTGTTCTTGATATCAACCACCGCAGCATTAATATAATCAGCATCCGTTGCGGGTGCTTCGTCCAGGGTCTCGTTGGAGTTCAGCATTGACCAAGTGCGAGCACTAGTAGCTGGGCGTCCCGCTTCGTTCTTGTGGTCACTGCGGGTAGCAAAGATGTGAGTAATCTCTGGGTTCTCCTTAGCCAGCGCCCTAATTTCACGGTGGCGATTAAAACCATCATCCTGCGTGGGATTCGTTGAAGGTCCCGACACAGTGATAGGGACAATGTTCGGACGCAAAACAGGACCGATACCCGAACCATCATCGAAAGTGTTCCCTTCCTCGATGTATTCCTTAAGCTGCTGCTTAAGCTTAGGGCGAGCGGTTAACACAACCCGAACTTCGTTTGCACCTTCGTGATCGGAAAGATCAGTCAGATCGATCGGCAACATAAAACAGTTGTTCTTTTCGAAGTCTGGATCTTCAAGACACGCCTTAAAAAAATCATCCTTGTTCATTAAAGGATCCTTTCTGCTCGTTTTTTCTGAGCTTTTTCTAGTTTGAGAAATTCTTTTTCAAGATGGTTGAGCCGTTTATGGTTCTCCATCGTCATTTCATACATCATAGCATACGCTTTCTCTAATGTTAATAAAGTCTGTGCCATTTGATTAATTAGTTCTTCAGTTGTCATTGTTTCTCCTTAGTGTTCCACCCACCTTGAAACTTGGTTGATGAGATTGTTGACTTCTTCCTCAAGTTCGCCACCGGCAACCAGCCGCTCGCCCGAGTCGTCATCCTTGTTGACGCCCCAGTGATAGACACCGTAGGCATCGGGGCTGAGCAGGGTAACATTGTCACCCTTCCAGCCGCTGTTCTTGTTGACAGGACCGCCGACAACACCGCTCACCAGACCGTGACTGACTGAATCGCCCTCGTAGTAGCGGTAATGGCTTTGCTGCTTGATGCTTTGGGGAAGCCGAAGGTATCCCTCTTGTCCGTCAGGCTTGCGAACCTTGATGATCGGGCCCTTGAACCAATCGTCAAAGTGGCGAGGTAAGCCTTGGTGGCTGTCATAACCAGGCGCAGCAACACGCTCCCAGTTGATGCCCGTGACCATGCACATCACTTGCTCATAGTCGTCAATCTTCCAGTTCCATTCTCTGAGTCGCATCAAAGCTCCAGGGACAATACCAGCGTTGCTCAGGCAGGCAGCGACAACTCGGTGAGCCAGACCTTGCATAGCGTCAGCATCCTTGCGATGCTGCTTCTTGGCTGGGCAGGTCCGAGCGTTGTGTCCGCTCTCGCCGCAGAAACCGCAGACCCGACCACGCTTGTTCTTTTTAGCCTGGGCGATCTTGCGATCGGCAATCTCTTCCCAAAGCCAACGATCACGCCAGGACACTTCATCCTCGGTATTGCCAGCGGCTTCGACAGCATCGTTGATTCTACTGATCCACTGAGTGGAAGCATAAGCACGCTCATCTTCCGAACGCTCGATGCCATATTTCTTGGCAAGCTCCTCGACTCTGGCATAGGCGGCTTTGATTTGTGGGCAACCACGACGGTTGTGACCCCAGTCTCCACAGTGTTGGCATTGATTACGACGTCCCATTTGTTCTCTCCCTCTCTCCACATGTATAGTATCACGGATAAGGGGTCTGTCAAATTTTAATTGTATTTTTTTTGTTTATAAAGTGCCATTAGTGCCTGCAAAAGATTACCAATAAGAATGTGCCCGCAAATAATAAGTGTTGCCAGTTTGTCACCATTAACAAAATACATATATAATGCGGCGATGAAGCCAATGACAAAGAAAGCAAATTGTGCGGGAACGTTGATAGCCTCTGCACGGGGTGAGCGCCAGACAGTCAGCAACACAGGTACATACAATATAAAGATAATAGCTTGGCTGAAAACGTATAGGTTGGTCAGGAACGAGTCGAGCATTTATCAACCCCAGAATCAATATGCATAATTAATCTCCTTGGAGCATAAAATATAAACTCACCCTTAACTATTTCACCGATTCCTAAAAACCTATCATATTTTACTAATAGTCCTGTCTGCCACTCTTCCTGAGTGTCAAAAGATTTAAATAGTACGAAGTCTCCTTCCTTTATCATTGCTCTGGTCCTCCACGGGCTCAAAGTATTTTTGGGCAAAAACAAATTTAAAAAACCACACGTTTTGACCAAACTGAACTTCATACACCAATGGTTGATCCAGCCTATTCTTATTTATTTTGACGATTAAACCGATTTTTTGTTCAAGCGGAACGAAATAATCTTCAAATTCCGTGCCTTTTGAACTAAGTGCAAACTCTCTTGCTTGGTTCTTATGCTTCACGTTGCTATTCCACGCAGGAATACACAAGCCAGAGCCTTCCCCATCGACCACTCTAATTAGGTCGCCCACCTTATATTTTAGAGCCATCTTCTTTTATTTTTTTTCGGAAATATAACTTTTCAAAACTTCTGCGAGCGATGTGAGTTGTGCTCCCATTTCGATCGAAAGCTCAGACATCTCTTCAAGAACTGTCGGATCCAAAGCATCTTCGACAGCCCTTTGATAGCCAAGATCAATAAGTTCTTCAACCAGCATTCTCTCGTGACTCGAAAGATCGTGGAACCTTGACGGCTTCTCAAGCGAATCCTTAATGCTATCGCTCACTTCATCTTCGTAGATCTGTTGGTAATTAATAGTATTCATTTTGTAACTCCTTACTTTTGATATTTTTTTAACACCTCATACAGCCTTTGGGGCGTGAGGTCAGGGTAATGGTATAGGTTGTTGACGGCTCCTGCCAGTCGTAGGGCATAGGCGATCCACTCAGAACAATACCAGCGTCCAACACGCTTGACAAAGAAAGGCGTGAACTTCGACAACAACATCCCAGGCCAGTCGTAGCCGTCCCCCCGAGTGTCGGCGTAGAACTTTTCGATAATTTCCAGTTGATTGGTGTTGACTGGTACGCAAACGATGTCATAGTCTTCTTCACGTTCTTCAAAAGGTTTTCTGCGGATGCCTGCTGCGCCGAATGGTGTTATGCTTATGCAAGTATTGTCGGGCATGATCAGTTCTGCGTGCGAGTATTTACTTTGGGTTGTCCATCGGACTATTCGGTTGTGCCAACGTCCCTCACCCTTGTAAAAGGCTACACAAAGTTGAAGTGGTTTTGTCGGCTCAGTTACCCCATAGTATAATAACTATTCGCTAGTCTCCAAAACTTCCAAGATTCTAGCCAAAGAAGTTTGGTCAGGTGTGGACTTTTGCAAATTATGGATCTTGATCGCTGCTCGAAATGATCGAGGGTCGAGCTTCTCCTTCATCTCCCCAAAGAGTTCCGAACGGTCTAGTCGAAGGACTGCCATCTCATTCTCGATGGTGGAAAGCTTTTCCACGAATTCCTTCACGGTGGTTTCAAATTCATTGTTGGTTTTGGTCATTTTGGACTGCCTTTCTGTAAAAAAATTTGGCGAAGGCTTCGCCTACCTTTGCCTGCTGAATATTACTTATTTCTTGCCGCCGACGTCGAAGACCTCTTTGCATAGATCGTTCGAAGCTTTGTAGACTTTCTTCTTTGCCTTCTTCAAAACTTGCTCGACGAGGTGGAGGTCCACGTATGCTTTGCAGCCAGGATCAAACTCGTTGGCATAGTCTTTTGCCTTTTCGACCCATCCGATTGCGTCCTCGATCCTGCCCGTGGCTTCCTCGAAACTTGTAATTGTCTTGTCTAGAATCCTACCTGCCATCTTGTTCTCCTTATAATAAAGCGTAGGCGGTGATGAACCCTGCCAAATAAAACAGGGGATGAAGCATCATGTGCAAACGCATTCTATCATAATAATACGACATTGCAAACATAAATTTTGCAGCGAGTTCAGCAGACTGTTTAGAAGAGCCGCTATCAAACTCTTCTTTCCAGTCTACAAATGTTTTTTGTTCATTATCCATTTTCTCTTAGCCACTTCGGGTCCTTAACCTTCGGTGCTCCCTTCTTAATCTTCAAGAGTTTAGCTACAGGTGGGATGTTCATCCACTCTAAATCATAAGATGCCTCAAAGTCACCTAGCTGTGTTGGAATACAGCCCATCTTAACGAGCTTTTTGTTAAGATAAGTAAACTGTCTTTGAGTTTCTCGTGTAACATAAACGCCGATCGTCCCATCTTTAAAGTTACAAAAGAATTGATCGTCTTTAAATCTACCGATAGCCCTTGCGATTGGCAGCCCATCTCCATCTTCTTTTAATCTTAGCCTGTTGTTCTTACAAAAGGTTTTAAATGTTTCAATCTGCTTTGTAAATGTCTCTTCTTCGGTCATTGACCTTCCTTTCAGGAAATAGTTTCTCTATGCTTCCGACGGTTAAGCTCCTTGGCAAACCAAGCCAAAGAACGATTATTATTAATAAGTTCGTGTTCAAAATAAGGATCGTTTTTTACAATGTCTAAATAATAATTGGCCCATAAGTTCCACTCGGAGGAACTAATTGGGTCTAGGCAGGATTGTTTGAGCACTTCGTTGGTGACCATATGTGACATCCCTTTGCGAGCGCACGAAAGCAAGCACTTGCGTTTCTTTTTTGATGTAGTCATATTACCTCGTAAACATATCTGCTATGTCAGCAGCCCAAGCGTCTGGTTTAACTTTTATAGGGTATCCCATCCCCTGGACCATCCCCATTATAACATTAAGCATCTTATAACTTAAGGCGGTATCTTTAGAATTCACATCTGCGTGGATCGTAGGAGGGGTGCCCGTAATGTCTTGAACCATTCGTGCCGCCTCAAGCGATACAATAGTTTCATGAAGGAGTCGCTCTGTTATATTATTAAAGTTCTTTATTTTATTTCTTTGATATGCAACGAGAGCACCTTTGCCATTTTCTCTAAAACAGACGGTGGTAGTTATAACAGTGTGATCCACGTAAGACTTACTGTCTGTGCCAACGTGAAAAGTGAATCGATCAGCGTCAAAACGCTTCTGGATACGATTACGAATATCTACGATTGGCTTACCCCCAAGGGAAATCCAATTGTCACTGGTCAAATGGTTCAAGCTTTGCATCCTTCACAGCACTTTTAATCATATGTAAACCCAGCAGTCCTAAGTATGCAAAACCAATGGCTGCGACTGTCCCGTAATAAGCTACATCCCTCAACATTAATCGTACTTAATCCTGTGTCCGCCACGACTGTAGTCGAGGAGGATAACTTTTTCTAGGAGTTTTCCCATCTCCGCAGCGACCTCCTCCATAGTCATATCACTCCGACCACAAATATCCTCGACCATCTGAATCGATTCGCTATTTGCAGCCACTTTGAAACGAAGAGTGCGAGATAGTTTTGAGTAGTCTACATCACCAACTTCAATCCTCGGGTTTGTAATCATCGTGGTCCTCCATTAATTGTAAAACTTGCTTCGTTCTGAAAATCATATAGAATAGAGCGAAAAAATATCCAAAAGTAAATCCCGTAACCACGTCGTATAAGAGATCATGGAAAATACAGGCCACCAAAAATATAATCCAAAAATAATAAAAACTAACATATATCAGTTGTTTTTTAGTGAAATCCCGCACAGCACCTCCAAATTTTCTAAAGCCTCCTCAGAAGCTTCGGTGTATTCATTCATAGCTATAACATCATCTTGAGTTAGTTTAACAAGATCTTGGTCTTCTGTTAACTCCCTCGTAGTTAAATCCTCTAATACAAAATCTAAATGCGTAGATAGCGTCATAACAGCGTGAGCATAAACAACAGCGTTCTTGACTTTGAACTCTGGGTCTGGCTTTTCTATTATTGAGCAAAGATATTCTAAATCATCAGTCAATTTTTCGGTGGCATTTAATATGGTCTCTACTTTAATGCCATATGTTTGTTTCACCTTAGCACCCACTTCGGAAACTTCCTCTTAAATATTGCTCGCATCCTATTCACCTTGTTGGCATATGAAATTATCTTTTCTTTGTTCTTTGATTTTTGCCAGCCAGGGCCACCGTTATAACAAGCTGGAAGGTTGAGCCCTTGACACGCTCTGTATTTCCGCATTGCTCGCAAAACAGTTGTGGCAGCAACGGTGGCGTGAGCGGCGCTAGACATATCAACTAGGAATTTCTTTCGACTCGTGTATCCCCATTTCTTTGCCCAAAAATGATAATTAATTTGAAATATTCCGTAGTCTCCTGTGTGCGATACGCCCCCTGCTTTGACTCGTGATTCCACCCAGGAGAGAGCCACCATAAAGTATGGATCCTCGCCGACATCTAGGGACTTGTCTATAATAACAGATGCATTAAGTTTCTGTTCCGTATTAAAATACGTGGGAAAGTTGTACGCCAAAAACGAGACTAATATATATTCGGCCATCACTCAAAATCTATGTCCACATCTACCTTGATTTTAAGCTTAGGAACTCTAAGGTGATTGACAAGTCCGTGTTTTTTAGCTTCCTCGGCATCCATAAACCAGTCAGCATGTTTCTTATTAAAAACCTTTTTCTTGAAGTAGTCGTCTTTCTTCCCGCAATTGCGAGCCATCATCGTAAATATCTTTTCGTCAAGTCGCTCAGCTTCTTTGACATCTGCTTTGAGTTCTTCAATCTTTCCATAGCCGCCACTGCTAACATCGTGGACCATTACCGTAGCGTTCGGGTCTGCAAACCTCATCCCCTGCTCCCCAAAGGAAAGAAGAACAGCACCACAGGACATCGCCTTTCCTTCAACGATAGTAGCGACAGGAAGATCAGCAGCTTGAATAGCTGAAATCATCGACATAAGGGAATATACCTGTCCACCATATGAATCAATAACAACTGGAATAACCTTTTGCCCGCTGCTATGGGCCATCGCCATCTCTTGGTGAAACTTTTTGGCTGACTCCTCGGTAAACTTATTAACCCTTATTATAATTGGTGGTTTCCGAAGTTCCACCTCCTTGAGGAGTGGAGAGATCTTTGAAGTCCAAATCATATTTTTTATCCTTGAAGAAGTTGCTTGCCTTTATCTAAATACTCTTTAAGATCAGTAAAACCTCCAATAAACTTCTCCTGCCCCTCAGTGATCTCGACAACAACAGGAACAGTTTCCCAACGATATGTTGATTTTATTTCATTTAGCAACTTTGGCTGGCTGTCTAGTGCATAACATTCAAACTCTTTATTATTTTCTGCCAGCAAACGAATTGCCATTTGACAATAGGGACAATCATTCTTTGTATATAATCTAAACTTCATTTATAATCTCCATCTGAACGGGGTGTATTCTTTCATAAGTAGTATTCCCAAAGCGGACTCTATAAAACTCACTTGAAACATAACTGTTTTCAACTAGAGATCGTCCAAGGATAATACCACAGGGATGTTCTTGTTTGAGTTTTTCTTGTTGATTCAATTTTGCTAAATTTGTGTCAGGATAAAAGTATCCTTGGCGGGGAGATATAAGAGTGCCTGGTCGATACGGACAATCTTCTTCAATCGCCCGAAGAAGCTCCTCTCTGTTAAAGTCTCCGTTTCTAGCCATCATACGAATACAGTTTTTGTATCCAAAGACCGTCGAAAAAGGTAAAAAAGTCTTGAGCTTGGAACTAAAGTATCGATTATATCCAATACAAATCTGAGATGGCAAACACATCATATTGTTTTCTGGTATATAAAATCTTTTCTTACCTTTGTCTACAGTGAAAGACACGACCCTGTAACCGTCCTTTCCTAAGCCTTCATATCTTAAATTGCGACACCAAATAAAGCGCCCATTGCGATACAAAGTTTTATTAGTTTTTTGAGACAAAACGCCCCTTAAAAAAATCATTCGACAGGACTGTTTGTCGAGAGTCGCAGCATAGTTAAAACGTCTGCGAGCAAACTTTTCAAAATTAGGATTGTCTTTTTCAATAGAACAAAAGCCAGAAACTAGCTGTTCCCAAGTAGGAAACTTCACGTCAGCCCCCCAGCAACCCACAGAGCTTTTCGAAAGAGCCGACAATGAGAAGTTCAGACTTTCGAAAGGAATTGCCATCCACCACCAATGTGCAAAACTTAGTTCCATATGGGAATGACTGGCAGACCTTTTCCTCAATCAATGGTGAAGAAAACTCGTGAGGATGAACGGCCACAATATAATCCTTATTAATGAGACTTTCACGAGTGGCATATTTTGTTAAATATGTGACATACTCAGTGCCATCTGGGCGCTCTTCTCTTGATTTGTATTTCTTTTCGTAAACTTCTGAAACTTTAAACACGAGACATTACCTCCAATGTGTCAATTGTCCGAACAAGCCAGTCATTCCCTTTGACATGGACTTTGTGATATATGTCATTTTTGTTGACCTGGGGCTCTACCATCACTGCCAAAGTTGGCTCTTCAAGCTTGATCCACTTTTTGACCGTCGTGTTGTCGATCAGCGTAATGTCTGATGGTAAATAAACCAGATCACCCTTCTTTGGGCGTATCATCTTCATCCTCCTGTTCGTTGATGCGATCAATAAAGTTGTCAAACTTCTTCAACTTTCCAACAAACTCTAACGGGCTGTCCGCTGGCTGCGGCAGAATGGTTTCAAACTTTGCCTTCTCAAAGGAAACCATCATCTGTCGGTACTGTTCTAGCTGGTTAGCTACGCCATAAATATGCTCCAAAGCGTCCGATACCCCATCCACGATGCGGTCAGAGGTCGCTCTCTCTAAGGACAACAGAGCTTCCTGAAGGGCGTTGGACTCCTCCAGAACCAAAGAGCGCATGATATCGTTTACTCTGGATACATCTGCTTCAAAACTAATTGTTGCTCGCATATACGAAATCCTCCTTAATAGGATTATGTCTCAGGATTGAGATATTGTTAAGTTATTTCTTTTTCTTCTTTGCCGCAGCTTTCAAGCAGCGGTCCTCAAGCTTGACGTGCTCGCCATTTACAAGGATGGTTGACGAGGCGTAGAGTCCGACGGGGTGGTTGGCAACCACCAGACCAATCTGGTTGTGAAGGTGTGGCTTCTGAACCAAGTTGTAGTTGGCACGCACCTTGGCGAGCGAACCGACAGGGTAGGCAGGCGGCTCAGTCGCAGCAGCAATAGCCTTCTTGGCATACTTGTTTTTGGTCAGAGCATTGAACTGCTTTTCGGTGGGAACGAAGTCCTCATCCAAAAGAACCTTGGTAGCAAGGTCACGGAAGTAACTGGTGGTGCGGTAGTAGCGAGCGCAGATCATGGCGACCTCACGGTGCTCACCCTTGTAGGACTGAGCCCAGCGCTCACGCTTCAACACAGATTCTGGGGAGTAGCGTTGTTCCATTTTCTCAACGCACTCGATCTGTTTGGGGCTCAACTTGCCACCATCCTCAAACTGGCGCTTGAGAGACTCAGCAAACTTGCGGTCACGCTCAGACAAGTCCTTAGCCATCAAGGATTCAAAGCGAGCCTCGCCGTTCTCCACCTCAAGGCGTTCAGTCTTTTGGCGACGGGGGTACATCTGGTGCCAGTAGGACATTATCTATCTCCCTTACATTAGTATATTATCATACTTCTAAGGCAGGTCAAGTTTTATTTATACTTTATATTTTTTTATCCACGAATAACGTGGGCGAGTTGCGAGGTAATTAACATCCATCTCATTATCATAGGCTTCTTGTTCTGCTCGGATACGATGATAAGCTTTGTTAGCAGCAGAATGATATTCCCAACCACGGGTATTCTTATGTCCTTTCCAGTCGTTGCGGTATTTCCAACAACCGACTAGGTAATCCCAAACATATAATAATATCATTCCAATCACGCCAGTTTCAAGTGTTTGCTGGAAGTGGATGGTTTCGTGCCGCTTGGTTACATCATTCATTTTGCCTCGGCTGAAAACTAAAAAGAATATAGTGATGGCTCCAATGTTAAGCGGGGCAAAGTGCGAGAGCCACACTGGTATTTTACTATTCTCTATGAAAATTGGCTTCCAGTTTTTCATTTTATTCTCCCCAGTTAGACCACATCCAAGAATTTTTGATTATCTGTTTTTTTTCTGCCTGGCACTTCTTGAGTCTGATACGATAGTAAATCGTAGGGATAGAAAATATAATCGCTCCCACGATGAAGCCAATCATTTCATCATCAGGTCCATAAAGTGTTTGACCCACATACCACCAGCAGCAGTAGCGATAAGCCAGATAACTTTTTGGGCTCCGTCCTTCCAGTCTTTCAGTTTCTCAAACTCAATCTGAAGTCTTTCAAACTGTTCTAGTTCTTTGTCGGCGTGCTTCTTCCACACCACCAATTCTTTAGCGAAATCCAGCGCTGGTTTGGTTTCTTTCACATAGGCATTTCTAATCTTAGAATCTGACTCCAACTCCTTGACTCTGCTGAATAAACCTGAATCTGGCTCGTAGAGAGTTTGTTTTACTCCCCTTACGGCATCAAGCACTTCTCTCTGGGCTTCCTTGATGTGTTCTACATCTCCAGCTAGTTTATCAAATCCTCCGTTGAGCGACTTAGCACTAGTAATTTTGTGCTCCATGTTTTCAACTTTTTGTAAAACAATTTTTAACAGATCGTCGCTCATCTAGATGCTCCAAAAAAAAAGACCAGGCATCAAATACTCTGGTCTTTTGTGATGTAACCGGCTGTTCTAATTAGTCGCTAGACTTGTGTTTTTATTCACCACCCTTCCGAAGAACAGCACAATTAGTTGTGAGCAGCGTTCCTGCTGCGCTAGCGGCATTTTGTAATGCACACTTCACAGTTTTGGCTGGGTCTATAACGCCCGACTCTATTAAATCTTCAAACTTTTCAGTACGAACATTGAACCCCACGTTTTTATCGTGGTCATCGTGAGTCAAGGAACTTATAACTATGTCACTGGAAATTTCAGCATTTTTTAATATCTGGGTAATTGGAGCAAAACAGGACTGAACCAGAACTTCTGCTCCTCTGAGTTGATCTTGATTCGACGGCTGTAACTCAATATTACTAGCTGCCTTCAATAAAGCAGACCCACCGCCAGGAACGATGCCACTTTCCTGGGCCGATCTTACTGCCTCTAGAGCATCTTCTACTCGATGCTTCTTTTCTGTGACCTCGATCTCTGTAGCCCCACCGATTCGAAGAACCGCAACCCCAGAAGAAAGTCTTGTAATTCTCTGCTGGATCCTTTCAGCCTCCTGAAGGTTTTCTGTTTCCTCAAGGTCAGACTTAAGTATTCCAATTCTCTTGTCAAGTTCATCATAGTCGGTCTGACCGTCGGCGATTGTGGTGTGGCGTTTCCCAGCCTCGACTCTCTTAGCACAACCAAGGTGCTCAAGTTTAACATCCTTTAGCCGAATTCCCAAATCCTTGGTTATCAACGTCGCCCCAGTCACAAGTGCGAGATCTTCTAAAAGATTTCTCCTTTCCTCTCCATATCTCGGGGCCTTGATTGCAGTAATCTTCATGTTGTTTCGCATGCGATTGATTATCAAAGCTGCCAAAAGTTGTCCCTCGATTTCTTCCGCAACGATCACAAAAGGTCGCCCGTCACGAGCTACGACTTCCAATATTGGAAGCATCTCCTCAACATTATCAAGAGACTCATCAGTTACCAACAACAAACAGTCACGATAATCCACCACCGCTCGGCGCTCATCGGTAACAAACTGTGGAGACACGTAACCGCCATCAAACTGAAAACCTTCTGTCACGTCTAGAGATGTCTGAAGTGATCGACTCTCCTCAATTGTGATTGCGCCGTCTTTACCAGCGGCATCAACTGCTGATGCGATCAGGGTGCCGATCGTTTCATCACCGTTCGCAGATACCGTAGCGACATGGCGAATCTCTTCCTCGCTAGACACTGGTTGTGACATCTCAGTAATTTTATCACACACGGATTCCACCGCTAAATCAATCCCTCGTTTAATATCAATGGACGATGCTCCAGCAGCAATATGTTTATTAGCAGCGGTCAGAATAGCCCTAGCCAATACAGTGCTGGTAGTGGTTCCATCCCCGCTTGTCTTCTCTGTCTCCAGAGCAGCCTGACGGAGAACTTCAACAGCAGCTTGTTCATAGTCATCATCTAATTCTACAACCCGAGCAACACTCACACCATCTTTGGTGATCACTGGATCAGCACCACGCTTGTAGAGGATTACATTTTGTCCCCTTGGTCCCAGCGTAGATGCTACAGCGTCGGCGAGCTTGTTTGCTCCATTAAGTAACTTATTTCTTATGTCATCCCCAAAAAGGATGTGGTCGTTGCTCATTTGTTCTACCTTCCATAATCATCCTGAAGTCTGACAACATCGTCTATCTCTGGTGTCGAAACCTCAATCAAAGTGCAACCTCCCGAAGGAGCACAAAACCTGTGAATAGTTCCTGGTGTAATGTGCCAGGTACCACCTTCACTTAATATAATTTTCTCAAAGTTTTCTTCGTCTCCCAACTCAAGAACCAGAGTTCCATTCAAAACATAAATGCTCTCGTCCTTTTGTTCATGATACTGGCGAGAGAGGCGCTCCCCTGGATTGATGCGTAAGATCTTTCCTAAATACTTGTCGGTGATCGCCCACCTAATTTCATAACCCCAAGGCTTATCTACTTTCATAACAGCACCAAGTCTTCCTCTTTCTTTACATTCAGGATAAGTATCTCTTTGGAATTCTTATCCTTTGACATACCATAACTCCATTCAGGATACACGATCTCATAATCTTTGTATAGGTCCAAAATAAATGGGCTGGGGTTGTAGGATAGAACCCAGTTGTTCTTTTGTTTCATTGCTTCCGCCAAACCCAGATGATCGAAACCTTTATGGGTTGAACCGTTCTTACCATAGAGAACTGGATTTTCCGTGGCATAAGGCGGATCGGCGTAGATGAACACATCCTCGTGGTGGCGAACTAGACTGTCTTTGAAGTCTGCCAACTCCACAGTTAGAAAGGGAGATGAGAATTTTTTAAGTCGTTCAATGCTGCTTTCGGTGAACCGCTTGTCTGCCGCCTGTTGAGAGAATCCACCACTTGTAGTTGCCCCGCTAAATGATGAGCGGTTCAAAGCATAATACATACACGCACGATACTGCTTCCAATTTAGGTGAGTATTATCCATATCTGTCCACGATTGTTTCTTCTGGAATTTAGAAAACATATCTTTGGAACAGGGATGAAACAATGTCTCTAGGAGGTAAGCAATCTCCTCTGGGTTTCTTAATACTTCTTGCCAAAAGTTTACGAGCGGCTCAAAGATCTCATACCCATGAACTCTTACGCCTTGCGAAGCGTAATGAATCTCGATGGATCCGCCACCAAAAAAGGGACTGACAATTTCTGTCAGGTTTTTTGGGAAATAGGGTATGATGTGTTTGAGTGCTCTTGTTTTACCACCTGGGTATCTTAAAAGAGATTTCAACTATCCTCACTTTCTTCGGGACTTTCTTATTCCTATGGCTATTTTATCATTTTGTCCCGCTGATGTATAACCTTTACCTGCATTTAATAATATTTCCCCCTCAAATCGAGGAGGCCAAACAATAGAAAAGTCTTCCATCTCAACATCTGTCTCCCCAGATGGAGTGTACTTACCATAAATTTGAACCATATTTGAAAACCTGTAGGCTGCACGAGCAAACTGGGTGATCTTCGTTAGTCCGTTCAATTTTTCGGCATTAATCTTCTTGGCAAGCGTTTTAGCAATACCTGCGATCAGATGGTTTGCGGGGCGATAAGAACCTGCAACCTCAAGCTTACCGTTATTTACCAAATCCGCAATACCCGTTATGGTTATAGGTCCAGTAGATTTCAAGCCGTGACCAGAAGACAATTCATTTAAACGCTCAGAAAGTCTTACCTCGGACAACTCAGGATTATCTTTTACAAACTGAATGACCTGTTCCGCCTCCGATTCGCTGAGGATGTCGAACTCAACCGCCGCACGGATCGGTCCCAGTTTCATACTGTTAGTGTGCAAAATCTCTATGAGTCCAACGTAGTCATCATACCCAGCATCACGTATTTCCTGTAATTGTTGCGGGTCAGCCTCTTCAAAGAGCATTGTATACAAATTCTTTACACTCGGGTCGGCACCAGTCCCCGACTTAGAACTAACACCTATCTTGGTTTCGGTTCCGCCAAAATGTAAGTAACTATCAACCAAAGGATGGGCAGACCCTTCAGGATAACTAACAGCAGTGGCAGCAGTCCAGTCGCTAATGCCCACTGGAGCAAGTAGATTTTCTTTTGCATCCTCCAGTACACGATCTGGCTGAAGCATAAACCTTTTGCCAAGAATCATTGGGGCGATTATTTCTCCAAAATATTTCTTCACAGATGGTAAAGACTGGTTCCGCTGCTCTTGGTCTTCAAACTTTAAGGCGGGAGGACTTGACTTAGCATACAAACTTTTAAAGTGAGGAGGGAGCGAATCCACAAAAACTTGTGGTAACTGACCGCTCGCATTATTAATAACAAGCTCGCCCAGCTTATCAATATCAATGGGACTCTCAGCCTGGATCAGAGCACGAGGACCAAAGGCAAGATTCTCTCTAGAGGCTTGGGTTCCTTTGATGCTCCAGCCAGTCTCTCTGCCAAAGTCAACCTCTCTCCAGAGCGTCTTATTACCTTGAAACTTGACGAAAGCCTGCTTTTTGCCTTTGTCGTCTTGGGCCACCACGATGACAGCCACATTATTATTAGAGCGCAGCGACTCAGCCCTATCATTACTTGTCCAGGCAATTGGTATCGGAGGATTAGCGGAAGAGAGAACATTTTGGACAGCATTAAAGAAGTCTTCCTTCTCTTGCCCCTGTTCTTTAAAAATATGTTTGAAGTCCACTAAGGTAAGAGTGTCTCCAGTTTTAATGCTAGTTAGCGATCGACCCACTTTATCCTCGTGAGCAACACCCTTACGGGAAACCTCCTGAATGACTTGCTCTAAGAGCAAATCAATAGCATCATTTAAATTATTTAAGTTTTCGCCGATCTTTACTTTAATGTCCGGCAGCATGTCTTGTTGTTTTTCTATTTCTCTCATCAAAACTGGAGAGTGATGGTGCAGGTCTTCTTCGGTGTCTGGGCACCCGCAGGAGTTTACTGCCCCGTGTACATAATCTTTCACGCTTGTAGCACATTCTCCATCAAGGAACATATCGCTTGAAAATATATCATGCTGCCTATCGTTCAGTATATCCCAGTCCCGATAAGACATACCATTGGCCTGGAGCCTGCGGTCAAGCTCTTTTATTTTTTGAGAAAACTCACCATTGACGGCGGGACTGCCGACCAGAATATCAATCTGCTCGGGTCGGAGTTCCTTGTGCATCTTAAAGGTTCTGAAGTTCTTGTTGAATTAGTTGGCGAATAGAATCTAAAGACTCCTCTTGCATCGCCTTTTCAATGGCTTGACCTCTTCTTTTTTCATACTTTGATAGCTTGCCATCATCATCGAGGTCTGCCTTTTCAGGGTTCTTAAGTTTATCACCTTTCTCATCTTTACTGTCCTTCTCTTTTTCTTTTTCAGACAGAATAGACTCGTACTCTTCCTTAATAATTTCAGCTAACCGCTTCTTAGTAATCTTATATTGGGACATTATATTTTCTCCTTGCCAATAGGACTATCTATAAATAGTCAACTATTTAGGTGTTTTCTTAAATCTTTCTCGTCAATCAAAGTGTAGGTAAAGCTATTACCATAAATCTTAGCAGAATCATTACACAATTCCATAAACTTATTATAATCCTCTACCTTTTTAAAAACCTGACATCCTGCACTCCATTTGTTAATCACGTATGATTGGTCATAAGGGTTGCTTCTGTGAATATTAATTCCAAAATAACCCTCATCTATCAGTGTGGTTATATTATTATAATCTATAGTCTCATCTTTGTTGTTGTCCCGATAAACCTTAACTGGCTTTCTCTGTACCAAAGCCTCATACCTGCCTTGGTGGTTCCCTACTTGCCAAGTGCTGCGATATTGTCCAGGCACAAGAACGGCAGTTCCTTTCGGGTTCATCGGGTTCATCAGCCAGTACTTCCCTGGGTCGGTTGTTGCTTGCCACCGATGGCTGACCATTAGCTCCTCTTCTCTGTACATTACAAGCAGGAAATCATCAAAGGTGTTACTGCCTTGGTTGTCTCGACGGACGCCAATTATATTAAGGTTCAGCCTCTTGTCGGGAGTGTCAAAGAATTTATAGTCTTTGGCGGCAAAGTACGACTTTATATTTTTAGGCGTCAGGAGTTCCATCAGCATCTTCGGTGGTGCTGGTGGGTTCTTCTCCTTTTGAGGGAGGTTTCGAAGAAGATTTGTCAAGAGATTTAATAAGTTGGCCCACAATTTGGTGCATCTCCTCGTCAGGATTCTTCATCTTGTACAATAGTTTATCTTCTTCTTCACAAAACTTTAAGTCTGCCATGTCTGTTTTATAATATAATAACATTGTTAAATAGGCTTGAAGATTGAAATCAGGCTCTGTCTTTATTTTATTTCTTATCCACCGCATAACTCGTGCGGCGAAAAAAGCCTTCTCGGCGTGGACTAAGTTATCTTCGCCATTAGTAATGTAGCCTTCTTGCTCCAGTAACTTGAGGACGTCAAACGTCACTGTTCCCCCCGTTCATCCCTCATCTGTTGTATGCGGTCAGCATCTTGGCGACCACCACGGAAGCCACTTGCTCCGCCAGGCTCTAGCGTAGTTACTCCACGCATTTCTAGTTCGTCTTCAATCCATGCCTGTCCGAGTGGGTTGCGGACTGGAGCGTCAACGAAGCCCGTAATCTTCTGGATGATTTCTTCTTCGGGAGGTCCGAACCTATCGTTGTTAATGATCACCATATCATCCCCAAACAATTGCTGAAAGCCCGCTTTGTTATCCTGTACGGCTTGCCACATTTTTCGGACGCCTTCTTCTGGAAGTTTACGCTCTCGGCTATTGTTTCTTTCCACCGCCACATCTTCGCTCGTATCAACAAAAATGAGCATGGTATCATAACCAAGGGCTTCAAGGGCTTCCTTTTGGCGAACCATTTTATCATAGCGACGACCCGTACCATCAACCAACATCCCCAGTCGTCCCGACTCATAGAACGCTTTGAGACTAGCAAGTTGGGACTTGGCCACATTACGAATAGAGGTAGGCTCTGATCCTTGAATCCTATCCCAAAGTTCTGGGTCTTCCTTCTCAATTCTTGCTAGGTCGCCTGCATCAATACCTGCATTCTTTAACCCCTTCTCAAAAAGGTTGTCTGAATTCACATACTTCAATCCCGTTGGTCCTAGGAAAGATGCTCGTTTGAAGAGCGGCTTGCCTGCTGCATCCCTCATGCCGAAAATCAAATCGGCTGTGAAAGATTTTCCGCTGCCTGGTCCGCCAGCCGTGAAGACTGCTTTGAGGATGCCGGGATCAAAGACCCCTTCCTCAATTACTTCGGGGCTTTCCAGTAGCCATTTATTTCTTTTTTCTGCTAGATAAGCAGAAACGACCTCGGTAACTAAGTTACGAAGGTCGTTTGCTTGAAAACGTTTCATGTTTTCTCCCGAGGGATTATTGACGCTTAAGGAGTCGTTCGACCACTCGTTGAAGAACAGCTTCGGTAAGCTCTTCGTCGTCAATGACTTCAAGCTCAAGCTCTTCCTTCTTCATTTTCTTGCGGTCGTGCTTTTCATCATCGTCACGTTGGTCGGCACGGTCATGATCTTTGCCTTCTTCATCACGCTTGGCAGCCATCTTGTTACCTCGCTCGTGGAGTTCCTCATCGTCACGATTCATAGCGTGGTCACGCATTGCGGCGTCCATTTCGGCGTCAGCTTCGTCGCCCATTGCGTCCTCTGCGTCCATGCTTACTTCCATTTCGTCGTCAGCAGCTTCATCGCCAGCTTCGCCTTCGACCTCAATTTCAACACCAGTCTCATCGGAGATGGCATCTACAACTGCGGCAACAATGCGCTCAACTGTTTCTTCTTCGCCTGCGGATGCTTCAGGCTCTTCGCCAGCTTCCATCTCGGCTTCGCCAGCCTCCATTTCATCTTCGGCGAGGGCGATTTCTTCTTCTTCCTCTTCGAGGGTGTCAATAAAGTTTTCGGTGAGAGGTGCCATATTGGCAAGCTTTCCCCAGCGACGAATAACATTTTCATTAATTAGCTTTGAAGCTTTCTTTGTCATTTTGGTTTACTCCTTAAGGTAAGACGCCAAAGGCAATCAAATATAAATAGTTTACTATATTGTAAAAGGACTATTCATCCTTCAAATCATCAAATAATCCTAGGTTCGAAATTTTCTTAAAGGCACCGTGTTCAATCTGACTGATGCGAGGAAAGCTAACATTCATCCTTTCAGCGACCTCACGTAAGCTTAATCCCGCTGGGTGCTTTCTGGCACACACAACTGCACAATTTAAATCACCCTCAAAATCAATCCAATTGCGGCAACTTGTCTGATCGCATCCGAGTTTCCACTTTTCGTGGACCTCGAAGCAAGTAGGACTTGCTCCATATTGCACTTCTTCTTCTGTTGGTTTACGTTCAATGTCTCTTTGTTGCTGTTCTGCTGGCTTTCGATAAAACATTATATTATTTCCTTGGCTTGGGATCTTTTACTTCTGAATGACGGTCGATAGTGTAATCAACTCTACAGGGTTTTTTCTCAAACACCCAAAAGTAACTGTGAAATTTACGGGCGTGCTTTTGGTTCGAATGGTTGGAACCAATAATTCTATTCTTTGCGGTCAAAACAAACATATCCCTTGGGTAAAAGCCAGCCTTGACTGCCAAGTTCATAATATGAACGTGGGAAAACCAGTTCTTACCAGAGGAAACTGTGTCCTGACACTTGAACACGAGGATGCCGCCTTTCTTCAACACCCTGTGAAATTCTATCAAACATTCATCATACCACTTCCAGAGGTGAGAAACGTATGGGAAACCATGAAACCTCTTCCCCATCAGTCCCGTTGGTTTCTCTTTGGTAAATCCAGCCATAAAAGGCGGATCAAACATTAAGCTTCCAATACTTTCATTCTCTAAAGGCAAATCTTCAGCCGTGGAACAAACAGTATCGTCAGTCTGTGGGAATAAGTCAAATTTATATTTTGGCTGTTCGATACCCGCACCTTTATAAAACACCCCCTTGCTGTAGGTTGGATCACAATCAATACCATCTGGAACGTATAGCTTTATAATATTTCTGATGATGGCATGCTGATCGGCGGCGACACTCCGAACCACATTATCGTTTGTTAATTTTTCAACGTTCATTTTTTACTTCCATTTTGCGCTGTAAAAATATGAGTCCCGCTTTCCTGAGTGCCTGCTGGGGTTTGGCGTGCCCATTCTACCTTATTTCTCAGTTCTGTCAAGTTACGAGCACCAGTGTAAGAAAGACCTGACTTGATGCCGCCCTCTAGGTCGGCGAGAATATCGACCACACTGCCTTTAAATGGAATATAAGATGCAACACCTTCTGGAGTAGATGACTTCTTGCGCCAATCAAGTTGGGCATCTTTCGAAGCCATGCCTCGGTATTCTTTTACTCGGGAGTTGTCGGGCAGGTTCAAGATCTTACCAGGGCTTTCGGTCGTGCCTGCCAAGAGCGAGCCGCACATTACAAAGTCGGCTCCAGCAGCAAGAGCTTTTACGATGTCTCCCGATGTTTTGATTCCACCGTCTGCGATGATCTTAACATCCCTGTCCGTTTTCGCACAGTCGAAGATCGTTTGGAGCCCTGGGAGCCCGTGCCCTGTAACAATGCGAGTAGAACAAATGGAGCCGCCACCAATATTACACCGTACAGCATCAGCGCCCCAATCTGCGAGATCATTAATTCCCTCCAATGTGCAGACGTTGCCGGCAATAATATAAATGTGATTTTCAAATGCTTCCCGTAAAGTCGTGAGGGCTTTCTTCATTAAAGAATGGTGACCGTGAGCGACGTCCACACAGAGAATGTCCACTCCCGTAGCAACCAGCGTCTCAGCCCGTTTAAGATACTCGCCAGTCACACCAATAGCAGCAGCCACATTGCCTGACCACTCTGTGTGATCAATAACCTCACGAGCCATTATCGATTGCTCAGCGATTGTGTTGTAGCGGTGGAGCACTCCAAGTCCGCCAGATCGATACATAGCAACAGCCATATCGGCTTGCGTTACCGTGTCCATCGGAGAAGAGATGATCGGAATGCGAAACTTTCTGTGTCCCAGGCTGTTACCGATGTCTACCTCTTTGCGGCTCTCGATGTCGCTGTACTGCGGCACGATAAGCATATCGTCGTAGGTGACTGCTTCTTTAAATTTCATTATTATTCTCCACCAATTGTTTGGCTTTCTGTTGACAGTCGGGACAAAAAAGCCAGACCTTTTCTTTTTCTGTCTTGACTACCACTCGCCAAGTTTTGTGTGCCTCGTGGGTCTTTGGGAAATTCTCCTCGCAAGTGGAGCAAGCATCTGGGAGCCTGTCAAACATTCCCATCTGTTTCTTCATCTTGTTTTGGGCTTCTTGGCTAGCTGCCTTTTCTTTTTTCTTTTTGGCTGCTCGTTTGAGTTTCTTTTTATGCTTCTTGTCCACCCAGCATATCCTTTTCACGTTCGGAAGTTGTGGTTCCATCTTTCCAGAATACTGTCCACCATTGCTCGCCTTTGCGAGTGAATGGTCCGATAGTACGACCCTCAAGCCCAGTCTTGTCATCTACGACAGTAGTGTTAAGCGATAGTTTCATTTGGTCCTCCAATAACCTCAAATGGTTCGTTACGATAATCATATACCCAAGATGGAATTTTGTCAATGGGATAACGCAAGCGTGGTTTGGAAGCATAGAACTTGCGATAAGACACTACTGGATTGTCTGACCGAAACTCGTCGGGCATAGCCAGACGGAGCGGTGTACACTCAGTGGTCGGAAAGCGATCAGCATCAAACAGAGCCACGCACTTCTGGAGGGCGGCAGCACACTTATGGGTCTTACCAAAGCGTTCGCCGTACTCGGTGATCATAGCCTCGCAATGTAGGGCGAGGTTCATAAAGTTGGCTGCGGACTCGGCAGCCCAGAGGCACGACGGGTGCTTGGGGTTGAACGAGCGATAGGGAGCGTCAAGTCCCTGCTCGTTGAGTACGGTAGATAAGATCTGGCAAGATTCCAAGATCATCTTGACAACACGCAGGTTGTCCTGGGACTGGGCTGACTTGACCCAATCAATCTCGCCAGTCTTTACATCACCCTCAATGGCAAAAATATTCATACGTCCTCCGCTAGTGTCAAATCTTTTTGGAATATATATTCTTCTGTGTTCCGACCGTTGCACCATTGAACGAGCACAAGCACAGGCTTGCCACGACGGCGAGCAAACTGTGTAGACTTGACCAGGCCAAGAGTAGAGTTGGCAGGGTGGTTGTACTTGACCAGTTGACCTGGCTTGAACTTGGGTGCAATAGCCATCAGTTCTCCTCGGCTCCAAGTGTATCACAGGAACTCACAATGTCAAAACAATTATGAGCATTATTTAACATTTCTTCAAACCGCTCGCCAGTTGAAACCCACTGCATCTTTACATACTGGCGAGGAGGATAGCCGTTACTTGGCATAGGTCCAACATAAGCCTTCTCAAGCACCAAAGCCAATCTACCATATTGGTGACTACTGCGTGCTCGCAAAAGAGTTCCAGGCTGTTGAACTTCCCACATCTTATCACGCATGACTGACTACCTCCCAATTGTCTGGCATAAAAATACATCGGGTGCCGTTGGGAAACAACACATCATGAGTAATATATTTTCCATTATCATTTCGTGCCAGCACACCATACTCGCCGTTGTGCTTGATGGTTATATTATTTCGGCAGTGCTCCTTGATTCGGAGTAGGCTGCCGATCTTTAAATCAGTACTTTGCATCAACTTTCTCCAAAGCGTAGAGCGGTTCCCAGTAGGGCTCTTTATTATTATAAGATACTAAACAACCCTCTTCAATAACTTTACAGGTTGTATAATCTTTTTCTTGTTTCTCTATTCCCAAAACTACGCCGACTTTATCACGGCAGCCGAACATATGAAACTTCACGATGTCACCGATCTGGGGCACATAGTCTGTCCGCCACTTGCGGTTGATAACTGGCTTAGTCATTTCATCTCCACCAAATATTGAACTGGGTATTGTTGGGAAACCGAGTCGCCGAACATCACGTCAACGCACTCAATCTCGCCTCCGAGATATTCATCAAGCGCCCAATAGTTAGACTTGGTGATGATGCCGAACACTCGGTTAGAAGCAACGCCTACCAAGTCTCCGACTTTATATCTTTTCCATTCTGGGTTCATCAATACATCCTCGTGGTCAAATGGCTTTTGTGAATGAACACGGTCTCGCCATCAGGCTTCAATACATTCCAGTAACTTTTGTTTAATTCTTCAATCAAAACCAGCGGGGTCTTGTGCTCTGCGTGCCAGATAAACCAGTTTGACGACATGTGGTCAATGGAGGTTTTTCTGATGCGAACCAAATCACCCGGCTTCACTTATCACCTCCAACAAAGTGTGGTCCTTGCGTACTCGCTGGGCACCCATCTTCACACACTCCACCCACATGAACTCTGGGTCCTCATCATACTTCGAAACATACCCAGTGTCAAGAACTGCGTTATATGCTTTGAAGTTGACTAGGGTTCCCAGTTTCACGATACCTGCTCCAAGTTGCAAACATAATCTACGAAGGAGGGCGTGCCGTCAAAAGGCTCACACACATAGAAGATGTGTTCCTCGGCTCCCTCGTAATCTCGGTCAAACGAGCAAGCGGGCGAAACCTTGACAACCAAGGCAAGTTTGTCAATCACATCTTCGTGACTGCTTTTGACCAGCATACCTGGCTGGATGCGACAGCGTTTCTGGATTGAC